GCAAGCATGGACAACTACGATGAAGCGCCCTACTTGCTTTCGAGGAAAGCAGCGGCTTACCGCTACAGCTTATCAGAGCGCGACCTCGACAGGCTGTGCCGGAGTCATCCAGAGTTCCCGGTCATTCGCAAGGGCCGAAGGGTGCTGATCCACAGGGAAGGTGCAGACGCATTCTTCACCCGGTACATTGGAGATGACATCGGGGAATAAAGAAGCCGCCACGGCGGGAAGAACCGTGACGGCGCAGGGAAGACAGCAATGAAAAACTGTCATACATATTTTATCACGGATTGGAGAGCGTGTCAATGTTTGACCACGATAAACTCTACTACGACAAGCTCGAATGGAACTGCCAGCAGGACGCGACCTGGGCAGATGAGGATGAAGACGATGACGAATAACGAGCAGACCCACATCGACACCGCCTACGCCAACGTGAAAAGCGCGATGGACGAACTGGGACAGGTCCTTAACAAGGACAAGTACCTGATGCTGGTACAGAACAAGCTCTACGCTTTGGAGGATACCCTCTACCAATACATCTCGAACCCCAAGAAAAGGAGGGCACAGTAATGAAAGACCATCCGATCAGGCTACTGGAAGCCCGGGAGATCGACTGCAGGATTTCCCAAGTCAAGCGGAACGGCATCCAGCTTCTGCTCTACAAGGATGCCCGGGTGGACATGGCAATCCTCGATGAAACCTTCGGACCGATGAACTGGCAGAGACACCACACCCGCGACAACGCCAACTGCATCATCTCCATCTACGATGAGGACAAAGGCTGCTGGGTGGACAAAGAGGATGTCGGCACCGAGAGCAACACGGAAGCCCAGAAGGGGCTGGCATCTGACAGCTTCAAGAGGGCCGGAGTCAACTGGGGCATCGGACGCGAACTCTACACCGCCCCGTTCATCTGGATCGACAAAGCCAACTGCAAGATCGAACAGGACGAACGGAACCCCAACCGATTTACATGCTTTGACCGCTTCGAGGTGCAGGACATCGGGTACAACGACCAGCGAGAGATCAACCGCCTGGTGATCATCAACAGCAAGACCCGCAACGTGGTCTACGAGATGGGCAAGGCCAGACCAAAGCTGGAAAGCAAGCCCAGCACCGTAGCAAAGGCTGAAACGCAGACGATGGCCACGGAGGAACAGAAAGCCTACATCCGGGAACACGCCAGCGACAACGACTACCTGGATATCATGCAGGAATACGGCTCAGACCTTGAGCAACTCTCCAGGGCAGACGCAGACCGGGTAATCAAAGAGATCGACCGCAACAACGTCAACCAGGCGCTCAAGTGCGAAAGATGCGGAAAGATCATCACGGGTGTGGCCTTGCCCGACGGAACCACCATGACGGCCTCCGAGCTGATCGGCAAAAGCAAGATCACCTACAACGGGGTCTACTGCTTCGAGTGCATGAAAGCCCTGAACAAGAAACGCAAGGCGGGATAACATGGAAGTCATCGACAGGGTAAGAGGCAAGATTACCAACTTTGATGAACGCAGGAACGTGGTGACCATCGAGGTTCCCTACGACAACTTCACCCGGATGTGCCACCGGGAATACAAAGAGGTCGAGGTGCAGTTCATTGATTCCCGCCCTCTTTCGGACAAGCAGCGGCGCTCCTGCTACGCGATGATACGAGAGATCGCCGACTGGGCCGGAGACACCACCGAAGCCATGAAAGAGGTTTTGAAACTCGACTTCTGGTGCGGTGAGCTTCTGGAAATCGCTGATTCGATGTTCAGCCTTTCCAACGCCCCGATGAGCGTGGTGGCAGCGTTTCAGAGCTGGCTGGCAAGGTTCATCGTCAGGAACGACGTACCCACCAGGAAGCCCATGCTGGAGTACATCGACGACGTGGACGATTACGTCTACGCTTGCCTGATCAACAAGAAGTGCCCGATCTGCGGAGCGAAAGCCGATCTTCATCATGTCGATGTCATCGGAATGGGCCGCGACAGGACAGAGATCATCCACGAGGGAATGGAAGTCCTGCCGCTTTGCAGAGAGCACCACGGCGAGATTCACCAGATGGGTAAGGAGGAATTCTTCAAACGGTACCACCTCAACGGCGGCATCCCGGCAGACAAGACGATCTGCCGCATCTACAAGCTGAAAAGGAGAAAAGAAGCATGAACAAGGTAATCCTTACAGGCCGACTGGTCAAAGACCCGGAGGCATTCACCACCCAGGGTGGGCTTTCAAGATCGACCTTCGACGTTGCGGTTCAGCGCCGGGTGAAGAACAAGGATGGCAAGTACGATGCCGACTTCCTGACCGTGGTCGCATGGCGACAGACCGCCGACTTCTGCAACAGGTACCTCACCAAGGGCCGCATGGTCGCGGTGGAGGGCCAGATTCAGAAACGCAGCTACACGGCGCAGGACGGCTCCAAGCGCTGGGTCACCGAGATCGTAGCCGACAGCGTGGAAGGGCTGGGAAGCCCGAACAGCGGCTCCACGCCGACCCACGAGAACAACCCGAACGAGTTCACTGAAGTCGACCCGGGTGACGAACTGCCATTCTGACGGAGGTAGCCCATGGATAGAGACTTCAAAGGCGTATGGATTCCCAAAGCGGTCTGGCTTGACGAACGGCTGTCCATGCTTGACAAGGGAATCCTTACAGAGATTGACAGCTTGGACTGCGGCGACGATGGGTGCTGGGCCAGCAACGCCTACATCGCAGAATTCTGCCAATGCACCGAAAGGAAGGTCAGCGATACCATCTCCAAGCTGATCGACCTGGGCTACGTCAGGGTTATTTCATTCGACGGCAGGACGCGAAAACTGCGAAGCTGCATAGAAAAAAATTCCAGGCAGGATGGAAAAAAACTCAAGGCAGACACGAATTTTTTTCCACCAAGTAATACAAATAATAATACAAAGAGTAAATCTACTACGCGCAAGCGCGACGATGATGATTACCCGGTCGGTTTCGTTGAGTTCTGGATGGAGTACCCTCGCAAGGTTGCGAGACAGAACGCGATCAAGGCGTGGAGAAAAACTGGGGCTACTGATTCACGGGCACTCATAGACACCATCATCGCCGACGTGAAACGCAGGGTAGAGGGCGAGTGGAAAGGCAAGGAAGTGCAGTACATTCCCCACCCGGCGACTTACCTCAATCAGCGTCGGTGGGAGGATGAGAGCAGCGCGACCGACACGGTGGAAACTTTCGAGCGCGACCTTTCGGTAGAAGAAGTGATGCGACGCAACGACGACTGCTCGGTGCCGGAGGGATTCAAGCCGATCGGGGGATGGTAACGTGATCGCTCACTACGAAGCAGAGCAAAGCGTCCTGGGCGCGATGCTTCGATCAAGCGCCGCAACGGGGACGGCGATCGAACGGCTCCGGCCTGATGATTTCGCCGACCCCGCGAACCGGGAGATATTCAGCGCGATGCTGACACTCGCCCTGGGGAACCGCCAGGTAGACCTCGTCACGGTCGATGAGGAATTGACCAGGCGTGGACGCTTGGATGCAGTCGGTGGCGCAGGATACCTGGTGCAGATCAGCACAGCAGTGCCCAGCGCATCAAACGTGGGCGCATACATCGACATCGTGCTCGAAAAAGCGAACCTTCGCAGACTTCAAGCGATAGCGGAAGCCATCAACCGCAGGACGGCAGCGGAGGACATGAGCGCAGATCAGATAATCGAACTGATAGAGGGCGCATGCAACGACATCACCACCCGCGCCCAGCAGCGCGATGCAGGATGGATCAGCGGAGCGGATGCGGCGATCATGGCGTATGAAGCAGCGGAGAAAAAGCCCGACCCCATCCCTACTGGATTTACAGAGCTGGACGATTTCCTCTGCGGAGGGCTGATCAAGCCGGAAATGACGATAGTCGGAGCGCGACCAGGCAAGGGCAAGAGTGCATTCCTCCTGGCGGCATCCATCAACGCCGCATCGAAGGGAAAGCACGTCGGGTACTTCTCCCTCGAGATGAGCGCCCTGCAGCTTGGACAGCGTACCCTCGCCGCCACGTCGCTGGTCAGCATCAACCGCCAGCGGACCGGGAGCCTGACGGACAAGGACTGGGAACGGATGAACGATGGGCTGGCGGTGCTCCAGGACAATGGCGTGGGCGAACACCTCCACATTTACCAATCTTACGGCCTGACAGTTGAACGGCTGGCAAACATAGCCAGACACGCCGTCCAGCGCGGGGAAATGGACTTGCTGGTGGTGGACTACATCCAGCTTCTGCGGACCACGGAAAAGACCAACGCCGAGCACGAACGGCTGGGTACGATTTCCAAGGCGCTCAAGCAACTGTCCCTGGCATTGGACATCCCAATCCTGACAGCCGCCCAGGTACGCCGACAGAGCCAGGACGACTCAAAGAAGGGTGGCCGTGCGCCGACCTTGGATGAGCTGAGAGGTTCCGGCGACCTCGAACAGGACGCAGACAACGTACTGCTGATCCACAGCCCCGACAATCCCGATGACCCGACACTTAAGCGCATCATTCCAAGCCACCAGGGCATCTGGGAGAGAGCGCAGAACGCAAACGGTCACCCGTTCACGGTAGAGGTGGCGAAGCAGAGACAAGGCGCAAACGGCAGAACGTGGTGCTTGTTCAAGCCCATGAACATGAGGTTCTACGATGATAATGCGAATTAAGACCACCACGGGGAGCTACAACTTCCCCGTCAAGAATAAGCTGGAAGCGAAGGACTTACTGCTGACGCTGCAGCGTATGGGCATCACATGCGTCTGGTGGAAATACGAATACGGGGAGGTGAACGAAGAATGTTTGCAGAGTGGGTCACCCACGGTGTGCGGGTAGGAATTGAGATCTGCACCGCAACGCTGACGGTCGCTGTGATTGCCGGACTGCTGCTCGGTCTGCTGGGCTTGAGCGCGAAGATACTGAAGGAGGCAGACGATGAGAACGAGAAGCGGAACCGCTTCTGAAGCGGAGGAACAGAAAGCCCTGTTCGAGTGGGCAGAGTGGGCGAAGGGCAAGTACCCCGCGCTGGCGCTGATGTTCCACATCCCCAATGGGGGAAGCCGCAACACGATCGAAGCCCTGCACCTCAAGGAACAGGGTGTCAAGCCCGGAGTGCCGGACATTTGCATACCCGTTCCGAACCTTCACCACACCGCGCTCTACATCGAACTGAAGCGCAGGAATGGCGGCAGGGTGAGCGACAACCAACGCGGCTGGATTGCCGCACTGAACCGCGTCGGAAACCTCGCGGTGGTCTGCAAGGGCTGGGAAGAAGCCCGAGACGTAATACTCGAATATTTGAGACAGTGAAAGGGGAAGACCAATGGCAATGGAAAGCAAGGTCATAACGATCACTCCCGACATGGCAAAGGCCATGCTGGAAAAGAACATGAAGAACAACAGGCGCATCAACCACCAGACCGTGAAGCGGTATGCCCGAATCATGAAAGCTGGCGGCTGGAACCTCACCCACCAGGGAATCGCGTTCGACGAAAACGACCAGCTGATCGACGGGCAGCACCGTCTGGAAGCCATAGTGATGGCGAACGTTCCGATCACGATGATGGTCACCTACGGGGTGCAGCACACCGATGGCGAAGCGTTCACGATCGACACGGGTACGAAGCGCACCACGAAGAACATCATGCAGATCAGCGGAATAACTGACATAGTCTACAAGAGCATGAGCAGCTACGTCAGCGCGTACATGCGGATGAAGATCAAGACGAACGGCTCAATGCCGGAAGCGGCAGAGATCATAGCCTACATCGACCGCCACTACGATGATATAGCGAAAGTGGACTCCATCATCGGACACGGTAGCACGGGAAGCAGCGGTGCAAGGCTCCACACCATCGTGGGTGTCGCGATCATTGCGGCCTTCTATCGCGGGGAGAGCGAAGACGCGCTGCGGAGATTCGTCCAGGTTTACCGCAACAACGACGTGGAGTATTGCGAGAAGTACAACCCGCGCCACGCGCTGAATCTCCGCGATTGGGTGCGAAGCCACAAGAGTAGCCCGGAGACACTCCAGCGGTGCGAATGCTCGGTTTATTCTTTCGCCCACGCGCAGACGCAGATGAAGATCTGCGACCGCTACCCGTTCCAGCCTGAGATGGATGCCTGACAAATATACGGGGGTGGGAAACCACCCCCACCATGAGAGGGGAGACAAAAATGGAGAACAGGTTCAACGATACGATGCTTACGAATGCGATCATGACCCCGGTCAATGTAGCCCTGGTGGAAGTAACCCCGGCAATTGCAGAGGAATGGCTGATGCGCAATATCGCCACCAACCGTTCGATACGGAAAACCACAATTGATAAGTATGCGAACGACATGAAAGCCGGGAAGTTCTATATCAATCCCGATGCAATCACTTTCAACCAGGACGGCGAATTAGTCAACGGTCAGCATAGGTTGAGGGCCGTGATAAAGTCAGGGAAAACGGTAAAGATGTTCGTAGCTTTTGGTTTTCCGATTACAGCGGAAGCGCTTCTGAACGTTGACCGTGGAGCCATTAGGAGCGTGGCAGACAACATGGAGCTCTCTGGCATTTCAGACGATGTTTATTTGAAGTCGATATCGACCGCAAAAGCATTCTTGGTGTGCAAACTGTGGGTGCGCAATCCTTCCTCGGAACAGGTTAAAGCCCACATTGCCGAAAACTATGATGCGTATGCGCGGGTGTTGTCCATTACCAAGATGGGACGCTCGGGTGGGAGCGGCAGAATGAAAGTTGTGGTCGCCGCAGCAGTCCTCGCTGCCTACCTGGCGAATGAAAACTTTGATGCGCTGGAAAAGTTCTGCCAGGTGTACAGAACACACGAAACCATCGGATGCGAAGGATACGCGTCAAGGATGGCAGAGCTCCTGCGGGAAGAAATGGCAAAAACGAAATGCGTTAATTCAGCGCAGTTATCAATCGCGGAGAGCTACATAAATGCCTTTGCGCGAAATTCTGGAAGGGCGATCAGGCGCAACGACTACTACCCGATTAAGAAGGGGTGAGAATGATGGAGACTTACAACCCGGATACCATGATCGAACAGAAACTGGAACAGGGCGGTGCGCTGATGGTCAAAACCGCCCAGGGGCTGACGATCACCACTCACGAGGAATACGACAAAGGCACGACCATCCTCAAGGACATCAAGTCCAGGGTCAAGGCCGTCAAGGAATACTGGAAAGGCCCCAAGGCCGCAGCGGACGCAGCGCACAAGGAACTGGTGGCCAGGGAAGCCCAGATGCTCAAGCCGCTCCAGGAAGCCGAGAGCATCATCAAAAAGGCCATGCTGGCATACACCACAGAGGTGGAGCGCAAGCGCCGGGAAGCAGAGGAAGCCGCACGAAAAGCCCGGGAGGAAGAAATCAAGCGCCTGGAAGCCATCGCGGCTATGGCAGAGGAACAGGGCGATGCGGACACTGCAGAGATCATGCGCGACATGGCAGAGGAAGTGCCGATCGGAGAGATCGCAGCAGTAGCCGCACCGACGGCAAAGGGAGTCTCGGTGCGAACCACTTGGAAAGCCCGGGTGGTTGACCCCAAGCTCGTCCCGGCATACTTCGACGGCATGGAGCTGCGCACCATCAACATGGCAGCGCTTAACAGCCTTGCCAAGTGGCGCAACGGCGAAGCGCAGATACCCGGGGTGGAGTTTTACCAGGATTCGACCATGAGCGTCAGGACGTAGGAGGAACACAATGGCGTATCATTTCGCAAAGCTCACTTTGAGCAACGGAAAGCCCGTTTTCATCAACAGCGATCAAATCGCGGCGGTTTACCAGCTTGGACGGGAAGACACGCTGGTGCAGATGGCTGGCGCGAACGATAACTACTTCCATGTTAAGGAGTCGGTCGAAAAAACGGTCGACATTATCTACCAAGCGATGCAGGATTGAGCATACAACCGAAAGGAGAAACACAATGATCAAGTTTTTCTGCGACAAGTGTGGCCGAGAGATCACAGATATAGGGACATACCAGATCAAGATTGCTGGCTGCGGAAACGGCTTCAAGTTGACTTACAAGGGGATGCCTTACGATCACCCGCCTATCCGCGAGTTTGAACTCTGCGGGGAATGCGCCGCTGAGGCGGCAGAGTTCATGATGAAGAAGCGCCAGCAATGACAAACTCACCCTGCTACGAATGCCCCAACCGCTCAATGGTATGCCACGCCTCGTGTGCGGCATACCAAGAGTGGGCAGCGGAACTGAAACGGCAACGTGGGCGGCGACGGCTTACAGTGGATGCAGATGCCCACACAAAAGCGACGATTGAGCGCAACTGCAAACGCGCTCAAACAAAACGGAGGGTAGGACAGCGATGACACAAGCACTTGTGATAAAGACATACGGCGACCCGCAGATATGCGGCGCGATCGTCGAGGGGATGACTAGGCGGGTGATTCCGCTCGATCAGATGGAACTGACAGCCGTCAAGCTCGAAGTCGCCCGATTGAGGGCAGAGAACGACATCCGTGCCTACGGCGATTCTAAGCGGTTCGAGAGGGCCAGACGGGAGCTGGCGAGGAAATACCGCACTAAGCCCACAAACCCGGTAAAAGAAGCGTTTCTGGCCTTCTGGAGCATGCTCTGGCTCGGCATCTTCAACGCTTATGATTACCTGAGCGCCTGGAACCGGGAGGGCTGACAATGCCAGCGGTCTCGAAGGAAGCGAAGGAAAACTCGAACAGACTGCACCGGGATCGAAACGAATGGTACAAGGAACACGGAATCTGCCCACGTTGCCTTAATTGGTCGGAACCAGGGAAGGTGTACTGCAGGAACTGCTATAAGCGGATTAAAGCTGTCCAGGACAGGCGCGACCCAACGCACGAACTACGGAAAGCCTACAACAAAGAACGCAGGGTACGATTAAAGGCAGCAGGATTATGTACGTGCTGCGGAAAAAGACCGACCCACGACGGACAGGTTCTGTGCGAACATTGTAAGGTGAAAAACAAGGAAAGCCAACAGAAATACAACATCAAGCAAAAGCTCAAACGCGAAGCAGAAAAGAGGAAAGTCAAATGAAAGTCACATGCATTTATTGGCCGATGGAGCGTGAACGGATGCTGTTCAAGCGCTGCATATGGGTCACGATGGGAAACGTCAAGGAACCGAAGGAACTGCCGATGCCCCAGCTTTTGAGGGACGTGCTCAAGGCCCGACACAGCCCCATCCGGGTGCTCAATTTCGGATTCATGATTGAGGATATCCCGTCCAACATCGCCACCCACCTCACCCGACACGTCCACGCGGTGCCCTTCGTTTCGAGCCTGAGAAACGACAGGCAGAACAAGATGGATGGCGACAACGCGCCCAGGAACACCCCGGTCAGCATGATCCTTTACTGCAACGCAGAGGAACTCATGACCATCGCAAACAAGCGGCTCTGCACTCAGGCCAGCGCGAAAACCCGCCACGCCGTCAAGATGATGTGCGACGCAGCAACGGAGAAAATGCCGGAGCTGGAAGGGCTGCTCGTCCCGGCCTGTGAATACAACGGATTCTGCCATGAGATCAACTGCTGTGGAAGGAGGCCCAAGCGGTGAAGCGGGTGAAGTTTCAGAGGAACGATAAATCCAGCCGGGAAATTCGGCGAATGGCTGAGAGGGAACAAACGCGGGAACGGCGGCAACAGGCGATAGACGCGTTCTGGAAGCTCACCCCGGAGGAACGCGCCCAGCGGATAGCTGACAACGAAGCCTTCAAGAGGATCAGCAAAAACGGGATTACCATCG